TACGCCCCGTGGCGCGGTGGCGACCTGATTGACGGTGCTGCCTGCGGTCTGCCTTGCGCGTATGGCGACCATTCCCCGGCGTACTCGAGCTGGTGCGGCGTGCCCCGGCTTGCTGGCTCGGGCAAAAAGAGAGGGTGAATATGTGCCGTAGGCACATAGAGGGGGTGTAACCCCCTAATCCCCGTTCACGTTTCCCAGCTTGCGCCGATGGTTTACCATCGGCGCAAGCCGATTATTTTATGGAGCAATGAAGCGGCGTGTGGCTGCGTTTATTTCGCCCGGTTCGGCGGGTCTGTACGCCCCGTGGCGCGGTGGCAACCTGAATGACGGTGCTAACTGCGGCCTGCCTTGCGCGAATGGCAACAATTCCCCGGCGAACTCGAGCTGGAACGGCGTGCCCCGGAATGCTGATGATAAATAGCCCTCAAAAGGGCATAAGCGTTTCATTGCGCCTGTGGCTTGACCACTAAGATCATGTTATACCGACACCATGCAGCTGAGCGTTTCGAGATATACGGACGCATTGGTGAGAGCGTGGCCGCAGTTTTTGGGACTGCGTGGCGGTGAGTAGTAGAAATCCGTTTTGCCTGATTTAAGGCCTGAAACGGCAACCGAAATCCGTTGAACATCAGCAAGTTTGGAGGCTTTAAGGATATGAAAACAAAGAGGTACTTGTCGCTCAATCATGAAATGTGCGAGCGTGCTGTCCTTGAAGCTTTTGATAAGAAATGGTTCCGCCGGGATTACCTCGCTACGGTGGAAAAATATGGAGGTGTAAGCCGTGCACAACTATCGAGCGCCGCCCGCGTAAACGACTGGAACCCGCGTTTAGAAGCCGTAAATGGGATTGCTCTTGAAATGGAGCAACGGATAGAAGATTTGTTGGACGGAGAAACAGACGACCTTGATCTTGACCCTGTGAGCGTGTTCTACAGAATTGATGGAATCAGCATGAAACGGCGGGAACTGTCTAACTGCTGTCCAATGCACCAAGCTTTTGGGCATTTGGCGGTACTTGGACTTCGCCCGTTGCTTCAGGCAAAACTGTTGCCGTATCAATTTGCCAGTATTCCCGGCAAGGGACAAATCGCTTTGAAGCGTCAAGTCGAGCGTTGGCTTCGCAGAAAAAGTCTTGGCATACAGTATGCAATAAAGCTGGATGTGCAGGGGGCATACGCCCACACAAAACAGGAACTTGTGATGAAGATCCTGCAGAAAGAAATCCCGGGAGCAACATGGCTTCTGGCTGTTGTCAAATGTCTTTTAGCAATGGCTCCGGGTGAGGGATTGCTTATCGGCGGCTATCTTGAAGCGTGGCTTTTTAACCTTGTTGCCAGCTATATGCTGGTCAAGGTCATGAGTTATGCAAAGATTCGCCGTGGAGCATCCACGCGATTCGTGATCCGCAGCGGTAGCTATATGGATGACCTTGTTTTGTTTGGCCGACGATGGGCTGACATACAGAGTGCAGCCCGAAAATTGACTAAGTGGGCGCTGACCGAACTGGGATTGACAATAAAAAACGAGTGGGTTCGTGTGGACTTTCTTAGCGCCGCTGAAGAGCATCAACGCAGACACCTAACGGGAGCGGCAAAAGGATGCCCGGGTTTGGATATGGCTGGCTATGTGATGCACCGTACCTACACCACGATACGCCCCAGAATTTTTCTGAGGGCTCGGCGGCAGTACATTCGAGCCAAGGCTGATGTTTCACGAAATGGATATGTGCCGGTCTGGCGGTCATACAAGCTGGTCAGCTATAACGGCTATTTTGACTGGACAAAATCTCGTGCAATCAGCGAAGCCCTAAAACAGAAAAAGCTGTTCACGGCCGCAAAAGTAGCAATCCGCGTAACGGCACAAAGAAATGCAATGAAGAAAGTGAGGATAGCAGCATGATTTTTACCGAGAACCTTGACCATAATCCGCAGGCGGTAACGCTGGAAAAACTGCCGGACGGTACGGCTTGGCTGTACCTGCGTAAGGACGCTCATGAGGTACGAACCGAGGCTCCCGAAGGAGAGCAGGGCGGTACTTCGTGGGAGTGCACCACGGCTCTTTGCAAGTTGGGTTCCGATTATGCAGAGGAAACCGTGGAAAGCATCACGGCGGCGGCTGATGATTGGTGGGTCTATGCAGAAGCATGGACGACCGCTGATGAAGCTGCGCCCTCTCTGGAAGAGCGTGTGAGCGTGCTGGAAACTCTGTTTATGGGAGGTGAGCTGTAATGGGCAAGGAACAGTTTTATCGCACTATGTACCGCATGAAGAAGATCACCGCTGCAGGCGTGTGGGAAAAGGTTGACGAGGGCGAGCTGACCAAGGCGCAGGCCTTGCGTATCTGCGGTCCGCGACCGAAGGAATCCTGATGGAAGGTGCTTTTATTTGAGCCGAGAACAAAAGCTCGAAGTTTTGTTAGCATCGGCGGTTCATCTTCTGGATTGCTGGGAGGACATTTCAGCTGAAACAGGAGAAGAGCCTGAAAATTATGGTGAGCAGAGAGCAATCCTGCAAGCCGAATACGATGCTATAAAGTGTTGAGAGAAGCCGTGCTGATGGTCAGCGCGGCTTTTTTGTTTGGAATAGAGGTGGATTTTTTGATTTCTCCGTATAAGGGCACTTTCAGAGTGTCGCAGGCATACCGAAACCTGCGAGCAAACGGTACATATCACCAAGGATATGATCTCGTGGGCATTGGAGACAAAAGCATCTATTGCCCGGTTTACGGTACGGTTATTCGTGCTGGATGGGAGTGTGCAACGCTTCCGAAGAAAGGTTTTGGCCAGCGTGTTGTGGTTCGTATCGGCAGCACTGCCTACTATATGTATTTTGGGCATCTGTCCAAAATCAACGTGGCCGTCGGGCAGAAGCTGAAACCGGGAGATCTGATTGGTGTTGAGGGCAGCACCGGCCACAGCACCGGAAGTCACCTGCATTGGGAAATTCGCATCAATGATATTTCTACTGGGTATGTATCGGTGCATCAGTACGCAGGCATCCCGAATGTGGCAGGCTCTACTGCATACACGTCCAACTGGGTCGCAGAACTTTTCGGACCCAGCAACCTGAAAAAGTCCACCAGCGGCTTCCCGCAGCGCTTGTACAATTCGGTGCTGCAGGGTGCACTGGGAATCGACAAGGACGGTATCTTCGGGGCGAATACCGAAAAAACAGTCAAGGAGTTCCAGAGTGCTCACGGTCTGACAGCTGATGGCATTGCTGGAGCAAAGACAAAGGCGGCTCTCGCTAAGCAGCTTTGA